CGGTGGTTGGCCCGCAGATGCTGGCTTACCATTCGCCGGCGGATGAACTATTCTATGGAGGTCAGGCCGGTGGTGGGAAGTCGGACTTACTGCTTGGGCTTGCTATTACGGCGCACAAGCGTTCGGTGATTTTGAGGAGGGAGCAGGTTCAGTTAGGCGATTTGATACTGCGTTCGCATGAGCTGCTGGGGGATAAGGGGCGCTACAATAGTGCGCTGAAGATTTGGAAGCAGATACCGGGAGGCAGGCATTTAGAGTTCTGTGGCTGTGAGTTAGAGGAGGACAAGATTAAGCATAAGGGTCGTGCGCGTGACTTTTATGGATTTGATGAAGCTGCAGACTTTACGGAAACTCAATATTTGTTCATTACGGCATGGAACCGTTCGACGGTGCCTGGGCAGCGTTGCCGGGTCGTTTGTGCGAGCAATCCGCCGACTTCGGTGGAAGGGGAGTGGATGATTAGGCGTTGGGCGGCCTGGATTGACCCGTCCCATCCCAACCCTGCGCGTCCGGGTGAACTTCGCTGGTACGTTCGCTTGAAGGGCGGTGAAGAGCGCGAGGTAGAAGGCCCGGAAGAGATAGAATTTCAAGGCGAGCGGATTAAGCCGAAGAGCAGAACCTTCATTCCCGCCAAACTTTCAGACAATCCTTACTTGAGGGATACGGGCTATGCAGCGACATTGCAGGCCCTGCCGGAACCGCTGCGCAGTCAGCTGCTCTACGGCGACTTCATGATTGGCCGCGGCGATGACCCCTGGCAGCTTCTTCCGACGGATTGGGTGCGCGCGGCAATGGATAGATGGACACCAGAACCACCGAAGCGCTACGTTCCTGTAGGCGAAGAAGGCGAAAGAGAGGAGCAGTTGGTTCCCATGACGTGCATGGGGGTAGATGTGGCTCATGGTGGTGATAACCGAACGGTAATTGCCACGCGGCGCGGATGGTGGTACGCTCCTTTGGTCGTTCTGAAGGGCACGGAGACGCCAGATGGCCAGAGCGTGGCCGGTCAAGTATGCCTTCATCGTGAAGATGACTGCTACGTGCACATTGATGCGGTTGGTTGGGGCTCCTCGGTAGTGGATATTCTTCAGCACGACCCGCGCGTCATAGGAGTAAATTTCTCTTCAAGAACGAAGAACCGCGACAAAAGCGGTCGTTTAGGCTTCACAAATGTTCGAGCGGAAGCGTATTGGAAGTTTAGAGAGCTTTTAGAACCAGGGAGCGGTGCCGAATTAGCCCTTCCGCCCGACCCGGAGCTTCTCGGAGAGCTTTGTAGCATGCGCTGGACAGTGCAAGTGAACGGAATTAAGATAGAATCAAAGGAAGAAGTGCGAAAACGGCTGGGCAAATCACCGGACAAGGCCGATGCGGTGGTGTTAGCAGCCTTCGATGCGAACCCATTCTCTGTAGAATACGGCCCGAAAATATACTTATGATTTCATCACTCTTTCCATTCAGTGGTTTTTCGCCCATTCCCTCCATTTCTGGGCTGGCGGTTGACCGTTTTATTCGTGAACAGCATGAGAGATTGCTGCGAATAAAGCGTTCTTGGGAAGCTTATGAGGGCAAACTTCCAGATACGCATGTCGTTCGGCCAGAAGGATTTGATGACAATACCAAAATCAACATTTCTAAAGTCATTGTAGACACGAGTGTGAGCTGTCTTTTCGGCCAAGACCTCAAATTTGCCGTCAATGACATAGATATTCGCACCGAAGAAGACAATTATCTTGCAAAATTTTGGAATTTTAACAAAAAGCAGTCATTTTTGAAGAAACTGGGGGTTAGTGGCGCCATTTCAGGCCATGTTTTCGTGAAAATGGTGCTGGATGAAGGCAGTCCTTACCCCCGACTGATTATTTTAGACCCTTCTACGGTGATGGCCTTATGGGATCCTACGGACATTGACCGCGTGGTGGAATTTCGCATTGAATGGGCGGGTATAGACCCCGTGATTGGCCGTCCGGTAGCCTTCAGACAGACGATTACGCGCACGGAAGACGGACAAAATGAAGAAAACTGGCAAATCATTGACGAGAAAGCGGTCTCAGAAGGCAAATTCGAGGAAATCGGAAGGGACAACTGGCCATTTCCTTGGCCGCCTATCTTCCACTGCCAAAACCTGGCTATTCCCAATGAGTTCTACGGGATGCCGGACATTAGTGAAGACATTATCCACCTCAATCGCGCTATCAATTTCATCGCCACCAATATCAACCGCATTATTCGCTTCCATGCCCATCCCAAAACCTGGGGGAAAGGCTTCCGACAAGAACAGTTGCAAATAGGTGTTGATGATGTTATAATTATTAATAACGTAGATGGTACACTGCAGAACCTAGAAATGCAGTCCGACCTGGGTTCGAGCATGGAGTTTTACATGCGGCTATTGGAAGCCATTCACTCCGTAGCACGCACTCCTCAGGTGGCCACAGGCCGAACGGAAGAACTCGGTGCTCTCTCCGGTACGGCTCTGCGCCTGATGTACCAGCCGCTGGTTCAGAAGACGTGGGATAAGCGGCTGACATATGGAGATTTGCTCCGAGAGATATGCAGCCGTGCGCTGGAAGTGGGCGGATTTGGCGCAGACAATGAAATCCATATCCTTTGGCCAGAGATTGTCCCGATTGACGACATGACGATGGCCCAAACAATGGAGATACAGAGCAGACTAGGTGTCAGCACCAATACCATTCTGAGAAAGCTGGGTTATCAGCCGGAACAAGAAATGCAGCGAAAGATGGGAGAGATAAGTCCGCCACCGGCTGCGGGCAGAACCAATGAACAAGCAGACAGCGAGCAAGTCCAATCCAGTAATCCGCCATAGTGCTTTCTGGTACACAGCGCTCCTTTTAGCTGTAGCCGGACTGATGTTCCTGGCAGGCTATCGTGCTGGAGAGTACTATCAGCTTCAAGGCGACCGAGAGCGGTTCCAGCGGTTTATAGAACAGATGACAAAAGAGCTGGTTGCGAACTTGGAGGAGTTGCATAAGCTGAGGATTGAGACGAATGAGGCGCTAGGGGAAGCGGCTCGTTCCATGTTGAAGCTTTTTGAGGATTATTCGAAGGAATACTATGAGTATTACTGGTATCCGCAATCCTATGATGGTGGGATTGTTCCTTATAGGGGCCCATATACTTTCCGTGAGGGTAACTATGGCTACTTTCAGCAATAAACCGTGGGGCCAGTTTTCAGAAAGTGATTATAGAGATGCAGAGCATTTCTGCTCATCTAGCCTCATCGATTTAAACGAGCCCGGCCAAGAAAAGATAAAAGCGAAGTGCAAGCTTCCGGTGAAAGAGCCAGGAGGAGCGATTAATAAGAATGCACTCTCCGCTGCGGCGGCAGCGCTAGCGGGAGCGCGCGGCGGTGTGGATGCTCCTCTGGAAGAAAAGCGCAAAGCGGCACGAAAGCTGGTACGTTTATATCATGAAGCCGATATGGAACCACCGGAATCGCTCTTAAGGATAGCGAGAGGATAAGAATATGCCCGAACCAGGAGTTCACTCCACAGACCAGGCGTCTGAACAAACCAAACACGAGACTGGCCAGGAGCAACAGACAGCACCTCCTTCATCGGAAGAGAAGGAGGAGAAATCCCAGAAGGAAACCTTTGACGCGGAGTATGTAGCGGCCCTGAGGCGAGAGGCAGCGCGCTACCGCACCGAAAGGAAAGAGCTAGAAGAGAAGCTGAAGAAGCTGGAGGAAGCCCAACTTTCGGAAACAGAGCGCATAGCGAACCGGCTCGCAGAGCTAGAAAAGCAGCAGGCCGAGTGGATGAGAGAGCGGCAGGAGCTTCTTGTTCGCTCAGCGGTTGTATCGGAGGCGGTAGGCTTGAATATCATTGACCCTGAAGCTGCCTTCAAGCTGCTCGACCTCGCTTCTTTGCAATTTGATGAGGATGGCCGACCCGTCAATATCAAAGATGCACTGACGAAACTCATCAAAGAGAAGCCTTACCTCGTAGGAAGCAGGGCGACGACGAATACAACAACCGCTAACCTTCAGCGAGGCAGTGGCACGATGAGTAGAGAAGCACGCGAACAGCAGCTCCGCGCCATCTTGCAGGGCGGAATGCAAGGAAAAGTCTGGGACTTTGACCGCATCCAACCCGCACCGGAAAAGTGAATCTTTGATTCACGAAAGTAAGTCGAAGACTTACGAAAGTGAATTTTTGATTCACGAAAGTGAATCTTTGATTCACGAAAGCAAAATTGTGAGGATGCAAAATGCCTGTTGGCGCAAACATTGCGGATAACATTGCGTCCTATGTTCAGACCATTCACGAGATGGCCGTTTTGGCCGCACGGGACATTGACTTCATCACCAATTTGGTGATGCGGTTTGATGATAACCGCGGAACGGCCTCAAGGACACGCTCTGAATACGGGACGGTTGCCTTCCAGCCCATCAGCGATAGTGACGACCTCACTTCTCAAGCCTTTACACCTTCGGTGGCGAACACACTCACCCCGATGATGTACGGGGCGCAGTTCTTTATCACGGATAGGCGATTAAGAACAGCCCCTTGGGAAGAGGCTGGTATCGCTGCGCGGGAACTGGGAGAAGGGGCAGCAAAACAGGTTTCAAGAAACTTGCTGTCCGTATTCAATCAATTTACCGGTGGAACGGTAGGTTCTGCCGGTGGGACGTTGACGTGGGGCAATATCTTTGCGGCTGTAACCAAACTGCAGCAGCAGAATGCAAGGCCCCCATTCTTCGGTGTACTGCAGACCGGGCATTGGTATCACCTGGGAACCGCTACGGTTCCGGCGGGTGCGCAGACCAATGCTCCTGACTTTCAGGATAGGGTCATGCAGCAGTTCTTCGTAGGCTCGTTCTTCAACACTTTGTGGTTCGTAACGAACGACATACCGTCTGGAACGGCGGCGGTGGGAGGTGTTTTCGCACGAGAAGCATTGGCTTATGACGAGCGACTGCCCTTCAATATCCGCTCCGAACGGGACGAATCACGAGGTGGTGGTGGAATAGAATTGAATGCCACCATGGAGTATGCCTACGGAGTTTGGCGGCCTGCTTTCGGCGTGGCTATCGTCGGAACGAGCGTGGTACCGTAGGAGGATTAAGATGGTAAAGACAGCAACATACGTACTGAACGTCGGAACCGCAGCCATCAGCGCCTACAATGGAACTGCGCTCATTCTGAAAGCACCAGACAGTGCGAAAGGTGGTGGTATCACCATCATTGATGGCTACGCCGTCAATGGAGCCGCAACGAGCGGCGCAAACTCGTTCCGGCTGCGCCTACTCGATATGGGAAGCACTGGAACAACGCTTTCAGGAACCGCTGCCGACTGGATTGGCGGTACGGGTTCCCACTGGGCGGCAAATACGCCGAAGCGGTTCACGACCAACGACTACTTCCTGGCCGCAGGGAGATACCTGGGGCTAGCCATGGAAGTACAAGGAACCGGCCAAATCACAACACCCGCTGTTGTGCAGGTTCTCTACGTGATGGGCCGAGGTTCTAACTAAGACATAAACTCTTCAAGGCTTGAGAGGAGAGAGCAGGGAGCGCAGCGGGGAGTACTCTCAGGTCTTGAAGCCATCCCTCCCCTCCGATGTGGCTCCGTGTCGGAGGGGAGGGAATTCAAAGGAGGAGATGGTGAGAATTCTTTGGAGTTCCAATGCTCCATGGGCCAGCAGCGGTTACGGCAATCAAACAGCACTCATCCCGACCAGACTGCGGAGTAAAGGTCATGAAATCGCTCTTGTTTGTTGGTATGGACTGCATGGCGGAATTATTTACTGGAACGGATTAAGGTGTTACCCTGGAGGTGCACACCCCTACGGATGTGATGTATTAACTCCGCACTCCCTCGATTGGAACGCAGATATAAGCATTACTCTCATTGATGCCTGGGTCTATGAAAATGCCCCCATCGCCCCTTCCGTGCGCTGGTGCCCCTATTTTCCGGTAGACAGCGAACCGATAGAGCCTCGTGTTGCCTCCACTGTGAGGAATGCCTTCGCGCGCATTGTATTCAGCAAGAGTGCTTGCCATGAATTGGATGCACTCGGCATGGACTACTATTATGCTCCGCACTGTGTAGACACGAATATTTACAAGCCTTATCCAAAGCAAGAGTCACGCCTCATGCTAAGACTGCCTACCGACTGCTTCCTAGCAGGGATGGTAGCGGCGAACACAGGCTGGCTCAGCAGAAAGTCCTTTCCGCAGGCTTTAGAGGCCTTTGCTATGCTGGCCAGAAAGTACGATGATGTGCGTTTGTATATTCACAGTGCGGCTGGAGGCGACCCGAATGGAAACTCTATCGACCTGCCTGGCTTAATTAATGCACTCGGCCTGCAGAGGCATGCTTTTTTGATTGATGCCTACTCCTATCTGATTGGAATGCCGATGGAGCACATGGCGAGGATTTACAGTGCGATGGACGTTCTCCTCAGCCCATCCATGGGAGAGGGATTTGGCATTCCTATCCTCGAAGCGCAGGCCTGTGGGGTGCCGGTCATTACCGGAGGATGGACTTCTATGCCGGAGATAACCTTCGCTGGCTGGGTCATTCCGAAGCGAAAAGCGGAGAAGTTCTGGCGCTCTCATCACAATTCTTGGCAGTATCTGCCTCGCATTAGTGCCATCTATGAGCGATTGGAGGCAGCCTATCATTTGAATGCGGAACAGAAAGAGGAGTTGGCAAAGAAGGCGCGCGCAGGTGCTATGAAGTACGATGCAGACCATGTTATCGACAAGTATTGGGTTCCTATCCTGAACGATTTGAATGAGCGCGTGCAGAGGAGTAAGAAGCTAGAGCAGCTGACCATGCAGCCTCTGCAATCGGTACCTCCTCTGCCATTAGATGGGAACTCTGGGAAGCAGCCAATGGCCCTTCCAAACGAAGTGAAGCACCTGATTACAAAATGAAAATCAGCATTATCACCCCCTGGCACAATCACCCCGAACTCATTGAGAAGTATGCACGAACGGTTTGTGGTGCACAGGTAATTATCATTGATAATGGAAGCGAACCAGAAACGGCCAGCCAGCTGGTGGAATTGACACAACAATTGACACAAGCGGCGCATCACAACGGCTTGGATTTGGACTGCAAGTATCTTCGCAGTGAAGTGAATGAAGGTTTTGGGGTAGCGGCCAATCGAGGGCTTGCTTTAGCCGAAGGAGATGTGCTCATTTGCCTGAACAACGATGTGGTTGGCCGTTCCGAAGAGTGGCTGCCGCAGGTAGAGAAGGAGGTCAAACCATCTGGTATTTACGGGCCTTCTGCAGGAATGCACTACGTGCCTGGTTCAACGACGGACGTTTCCCTGACGGGAATTGGGGTTTGGTATGTGGAAGGCTGGTGCATGGCCGCTTATCGGGAGGTATGGCAGGCACTGGCTGGATTCGATACGGAACGCTATCGCTTTGCTTATTATGAAGATGCTGACTTCTGCTTTCGTGCACAAGCTGCAGGATTTACTCTCTATCTGACGGACTGGCCCATTCAGCATTTAAGCAATGTGACCAGCAAGACCGTGAAAGGTGCTTATCAATATTCTGAACAGAACCGAGAAGCTTTCTTTGAGCGCGTGAGAGAATACCTGAAACCAGGAAGCAAGCAGTGGAAGCGAGCATTAATGATTGGCGGTGGGTGGGAGCGAGTGACCCATGATTGATATTGTATGTGCTTCTCTCAATCATCGCAGTCCACGCGGATTGGAGTATATTCCGAAAGCATGGCAGCTTCATACCAGCAGTGAAGTTCCCTGGGCATATGCGGTGAACCGAATGCTGGAGAAGACAAAGGAAGACGTTCTGCATATAGATGATGATATTGAGATACTTCCCTCTACCTTCGACTTGCTTGACCTCTACTATGATTCTGCGGACATTTTCGGCTTCTCTCTGCTCTGTCCTAATGGAGCTGGAGGATGGAGAATTCATTCTAGCGGTGCGAAGTTAGCACCGCGCGCTGGTGACATTGATTTAGCTTCACTGGATGCGGATTTGGCTTCGCTAACTACTCCGGTCTATGTGGCTCATGTTTGTGCTTCCTGCATGTATATCAAACGCTCTGTCATCGAAGCAGGTCTGCGGTTTCCTGAATGGCCAGGGGCACATTATGAGGATGTTGTTTTTACACTAGAAGCATGGCTGGCTGGGTTTCGGGTTTGCAGACTACCTTCTGTAGCTCTCCACCACTCTCATCCATCGGGGATTGGCTTAACGAAACTGATGCAGCCTACCTTCAACCAGCATCGGCAAATCAATGAGGCGAAATTGAAGAGCTATTTTGTAGAGCGCGGTATTTTTGAAGCCTGCCTGGAGAGAAGAATACCGTTGGGGACGAGCATGGTGATACGAGGCCAAAGATGATAAGAGAAATTCCCAGGACTGACTTCACAGAAGAAGACATTCCGGATTGGGTCTTGCCCATCATAGAACAACTTTGCGTTTATGAAAAGCATAAAGACAATCCTCCATTAAGACAGTCTTATCACATGAAGGGAAAGCTGTTTCCGAGAAGCTGTACGATAGAGGAAGGCTTACTGCTTAGCTCTGTGATTGAGAAGAATGGGCTTGTTTCTGGAGTGGAATTGGGAACGGGTTTTGGGTTCAGTGCCCTTTTCTTGGGGAAGGCCTTTGAGAAGACAGGCGGGAAGGTGACAACCATTGACAATTATGATGAAGAGCGTGCAAATAGCGACCAATATCTGATTAATGCACTATCCCTCCGCGCGAAGACAGCTATCTTTATCCACGGATGGAACTTCTTGCATCAGTGCTTGAAGCAGTTAGACCTAAACTCGGTGGAGATAAGGGTGGGAATATTTCAGAGTGTCGTCAAGAAGCTGCACAGAAAGTTTGATTTTGCCTTCATTGATGGCTGCCACTATGATGATGAACCTATGAATGACTTATTCACGGTCATACCATACCTTCGCACGAAGTATTGCATTGCATTCCATGATACTCTTTCTCCCTTCGTCCGTGCGGCTTACGAGAAAGCTGTGGAACACCTCAAAGCGGACGCGGCCTTATATCGCACGACGCATGGTTTAGCATTAGTATACAAAGGCATTCGTATATGAGTTTTCATCCTGTCTATCATCGCTTTAACAGCTTGAAGATACTGGCCTATTCAGAGCGTTTGCAGCAGATTGCTGAAGGGAAGTGGCCTTATCCGATTGATTGGCATATCTATCCTTCCAATATCTGCAATCATAAATGCACTTGGTGCATGTTTCGGCAGAACGGCGAGCAGGCCAATTTTCCTGTCAAGCTATCGAGGGAACTGCTTCTCCGTGCGGTAGAAGATGCGGCACGAACAGGCGGCAAGCTCGTTCACTTCTCCGGGGGTGGGGAGCCGCTCCTGAACCGATATACACCAGAAGCCATCCAAAGTGCTCAAGAAGCCGGCCTGAAGGTAGCACTCAGCACTAACGGTCGGCTCCTGAGGCCGGAAATAGCCGCTCTGGTAGACTATATTCGCGTCAGTCTCAATGCTGGAACAAAGGAGCAGCACTGGAAAACCAATCATGGTGCGGATGCACGCGACCCAGGCGATTGGGAAGAAATTCTCAAACGCATCAAGGAATGCGCCCCGCACAAAAGACAAGATATAGGACTGGCATTTGTTGTAGACTATGACAATTGGCCAGATATTTATCCTTTCTGCCAGGTAGCAGCGGAATGCAAGGTAGATTTTGTTCATATCCGCCCTGCATTCTATTATGAGCCGGAAGAAGATAAGCGGACGCGAGAGTGTATGCCGAACGCTTTTGCCGAATGCGAGCGCGCGAAGCAGGATTTTGGAGATAAGATAGCTATCTTTGCGATTACTGAAAAGTTTGAAGGCTACTGGTCACCGAGAAGCTACGACCGGTGCTTGGCCGTTCTCACAGGCATTTGTCTTCGGGCGACGGGTGATTTTGCTGTATGTCAGGACAGAACGGATTTGATTTTTGGGACGAACCCATCCTACAAGGCCGGGGCGAGCTTTGAGGAAGTATGGCATTCGGAGCAGCACAGAGCGGTAGTGGCAAGCATTGTAGCTGGCGGGGAATTGGACAAGTGCCCGCGCTGTGTTTGGAACAAACGCAACGAAATCATTCGGTATGTTTTCATGGAGGATGCCATGCGGCTGAGCATGGTGTAGAAGAGAGATGGTTCGTCCGACAATGATTCAGCTGATTATGGCGGTGCGGGATTTGATACAAGACCCACCTGCAGCCGATATGGCATTCAGCGACCAGATGATACAAGACGTCCTCGACCAACACAAGCGCAGGTACCGCTATCTTCCATTGGTTCCACTGGAGACAATCCTGCCTGGCGGCATCCTGCAGTACAAAGACTTTGCCGCCCCTTACAAGTTTTGGGAGCAGGATGCTGTATTTGTAGATGGCATTTACAATACCATCACACCGATTGGGCAGGATTGGAGAAATGGGACATGGACTTTTGCCAGTGAGCCGACAAGGCCTGTGCGAATTATTGGCTCTACGTATGATATTTATGGGGCGGCTGGTGAAATTCTTGACCAGTGGTCAGCAAAAGAAAAGGAGTGTGTAGACTTCTCTAAAGAAGCGGATAGATTTGTTCTATCTCAGAAATTTATGCAAATTCGGGAACTGGCCAAGCATTATTGGGGTTTATCTTGGCCTTCCATGAGCCGCATGGTGCGTAGTGATGTCGAAGGTGTGTGAGCTGCCATTGGCTTGTATGCGGGAAGCGGTGGAAGCTACCATGAGTTCCGTCGGAACGATTATGCGCTTCCAGCGTACCGAAGACAATAAAATGGGTGGTGGAACCGTAACCTACCTGCCGGCGGGGACGGTAAACTGCTATATCACTCAGACACGCCGTCCCTTTGAGCCGGTGATTGCGGAGAAGATTACGTCCGTTCAGGCTTTCACAATTGATATTCCCGTTGGAAATATCATTAATCCGAACGACCGCTTTGCGAGCGGGGGATATACGTATGAAGTAGTAGGAACGAATGCGGGAGTGAGTGAAGCCGTTTCTGTCAAGTTCTTTGCGATAAGACTGGACTGAGCTTCATGCCAAGAGTATATATTCCGAAAACTTATCCGGCTATCCGCGCGGAAATTCACCTTCTCTCCTGGTTTAACAACTATGCAGAGAGATGGCGCAAGGAATTCCAGGAAGTAGTGGATAGGATAGCCAGGAAAGTGGCCGTTCGGGCAAGGCGAAAAGCGCCGCGCTTGACGGGTGCACTGCGTGCTTCTATATATGCATCCACCTCCACTGGCAGTGATTATGCGCAAGCTAAGCGTAAGGCGCGCCGGTTGAGGCGGCGGGTTACTATTCGGCGTGAAGTCGTTCCAGACCTCGCGAATATCGAAGCGGTAGTTAGCTCTGCCGTTTGGTATGCGTGGCGCGTTGAGAACATTGGGCCTTGGAAGAAGCCGCCGCCCAAGCCTTTTCTCAATCCGGCTGTGACGGAGATGGAGCCGCAGTTCGTGAAAGAATGCATGGAAGTGATTGATTCAAAGAACGTACGTGTCCCATTCATATTGAAGAGAGTGATATGAATGAGATATTGGGAATTCAGGAGTGGGTTCACGCGGCACTCACGGGTGATGGTACAATAACACAGGCGGTTGGAGGCCGCATCTATCAAGATGCTGCTCCACAGATGTCTGCAGAACCTTTTATCGTTCATGAAGTGGTTTCTGCGGAGGATTTGAACCTACTGGGTGGCGGGCGTGCGGCAACAGAAGTGATTGTGCGCGTAGTACTCGTTGCACGCAATCAGAGCCTCAACCCCTACCGGGGCGTTATCAACCATATGGATAACGTACTTCACGGAAAGCGAGGCACAGCCATCGGAGGAACGGTTGGAAATGAAATCGACCCGGTTATCATTCTCCAATCCATGCGCTCAGAGCCTATCCAGGAAGTAGTCTTAATGGAGGGACTTACTTATCAGATTGTGGGGGGGACATACAGAATCCTAGCGCAAGGTCAGCCAGGAACCATTTAAGCAAATCTATGATTTGCGAGCTTGAGGTGTTGAAGAAATGCCAAATCGACTAACAGGCTTAGACGTTAGTGTATTCAATATTGTCGGCGGAGCTTATATCGGCGAACTGCAAAATGTAACCGTTCGCGAAACCAATAAAACGGCTGAGGGGAAAGGGATTGCTGAAATCGATGACTGGCCTGTTCTCACGGGTGGAAACTGGGAGATGACCGGTGACCTACTCATCAGTGGTACGGCAACATTGATGAATGTCATGGGCACCGCATTGGGTATGGTACCTGTAACTGCAGTAACACTCACTGTTGCCGGGCGAACTTACAGTGGAACAGCTGTCATTACCTCTGCCGAACACCGCATGGAACGAGAAGGAGTTCAGACTATTAGCCTCACACTTTCAGGGCGCGGAAGTTTATTACTTGTATAATCATGGAACTGAGTGAAATACTCTCCAAATACGAGCTTCCGGAGGGAGATGAGATTACCTTTGAAATTCCGACGGGAGATGTATTGCGTGCGCGTCCCCTGAGGGATGCGAGCGAGATACTGGCCTTAGAGAAGCGTGCCAATCAGCTTCACAGAGTTTGCACCACCAGGCCACACCCGGATTGGAAGCCTTACCTTCCGGTAGACCATCAGATTGTGCGCTTGTCCGTTTTCTGCGAAGCCTGCATGATTGACCCTCCCATGCCATTCTTGGAGTGTTTGAAGATTGCAAAGACACACGGCTTCGTTCTGCTTCTGATTGGGACAGCACTGCTTTCCAAATTAGGGATTGTGGTAGGCGAAACCGAAGTGGAGGAGATAGAGGCGGAAAAAAAAGACTTCGAGAGAACAACTACTGGCGAGCCGTCTTAACAATCTCTAGAGATGTCTACCACAAACACCCTGACGAACTGACCCTGAGGCAATATCGCTATCTCCGCGACTTCATCGCTCTGCGTCTTTTGGAACAAGAAGAGCAGGAAGAAGAACTGCGCCGAATGAGAAGACATTAATGGCAGTCAATCTGGCCAATCTGGTTGCGAAAATATCCGTATTGGGTACCCCGCAGGCGATTTCAGCCATGCGTGCGGTACAGCAGGCATTCCGCGGCATGTCTGGGAATGTGCAGGCTGCGTCCACCAATATAGTTTTCGCGCTGACACGCGTCTTGCGCAGTTCTGCGGCAACAGCCGCTGCTCTCAGTGCATTGGCTGCGATTGCAGTTGGAGGAGCATTTTTAGGAGCTGCTAGCAAAGCAGCAGCGGATTGGGAAGCACTACGAGTGACACTCAAATCGGTTGCGGGAAGTGCGGAAGAAGCAAATAAGAAATTACAATTTATTCGTGACCTTGCCGTTCCAGCAATCGATACCGAACAAGCCTTGGCAGCTGCTGGTTTGCAAGCGGAAGCATTTGGGCTGAGCATGGAACGCGCCCTGCCGATTGCCGCGCGATTGAGTGCCGCTTTTCCACTCGACCCGGAGGCATTGGAAAAATCCATCCGATTGATGGGACGACTAGCAGCGGGTGACTTTCCAGACATTGAACTTCGGTCGGGCTTAGGTCTGACGATTGCAGATTTTAAGGAGAAAGGCATTCTCTTCGATGAGAAGAACAAAATGCTTTCTTCTGGTGCGGAGGCACTGGAGGCTTTAGACCAAATCGTTCGGGAGAAATATCCAGGAATTCTAGATGAAATAGCGAATATCACAAAATCAAAAATGCAAACCGTAGCCAATGAATGGCAGCAAGCCCTGCGCACGATTGGGGAGGCGTTCAATGAGCATTTTGCTCCTATTTTGGACGACATTTTCGGAATAATCAAAGTGCTCTCGGAAGAAGGGGTATTCGCGGATGTTGGCAAGTCAGCAGCAGAAATTATGATAAATCTCTTCAGTGTTGTTCGTGTAGCTGGTAGCATGCTCATGCTACTAATGGGTATTTTTCAGATATTTGTGGCAGGTCTTGCCGCAGCGATTGATACCATCATTTTGGGTTTTATTAAAGCCATACGCACCATTACATTTGGCCTTTTTCCAGCAGAAGGTTTAGAGAAGGACTTCGAGCGTTTTGTAAAATTAAATAAAGAAGATATACAGGCTGGTTTTCAGATGATTAAGGCTGCGTGGAGAATTCTCACAGGTGACTTTCCTAAACCGCCGAGTGGTGAGGAGTTTTTGAAGAAAATAGAGGCTTCGGCCAAAGGACTGCCTTTCATCAAGCGGCAGAGTGAACTGCCCGTATTGGAGGGTATTGAAAGGAATACACGAGAGACGGCCATCAATACAAAGAAGATGATTGATTTCAATCAAGTCATTTTTGGTGGTGGGCCGTTGGGGCAAATCGGCATTACGCCTGTTGAGTTTTCCGAATTTCGGCGCGGTCGTTTTAGTCAAATCAATATCAATTTGCGCGGCAGCCATCTCTTCGAGCAGCTTGTATCGGAGACCATTCAAGACATATTCTTACAGATGAAGCGCCAGGGCGCATTCATATAGGAAAATGCCTCTTCAAATCCTGGTCGATACCGCAGAACCACGAATACTCAATGACCGATTGAGCCATATCGTGAATGGGAATGACTGGGATTTATTTTTATCCTCCAATGTTGGCATTGACGTCATTACCAAGACGGTAATGCTCATTCCTCTTCCCTTCACACCGGAGTGGCAGACTACGACCACAGGGGCATACCGCAGGCTGCGCCAATTTGACTACAGTATTGCCGGCTCAAGCAATTGGGGTGAGTACAGCCCGGGCTTCTCTGGGAATATCCATGTTTTCAATAAGGGTGTAAATGAGGTTGTTTATACGAATGAATCTTTTGACCGCAATCGTGGGTTCTTTTTGCAGTGGTTCGCTCCAAATTGGGGTGGAGATGCCTTTCAGCAAATGCACTGCGGTTGGGTTGCTCCTGGAAGAAGTGTTTCCCTCAAGTTCTGGAGCGACGGCAATGTGGAAGTCTGGAAAAATGGGCAGCTAGTGGGCAATGGAAGTATCACTAAAGAAGAGAAACGACCCAAGAAGACCGGGCCGCAGGGTTACAACCAGGCATCAGCGCAGCGTTCCCTCGCCAATCAGTGGGTGGGCGTATGCCTCATCCCTTGCCGGCAGCGCGAGCTGCTCGTCCTTCCTACGCACCAGGAAGGAGGATTTAACATTGTTTTTGAAGACATTCCCACGGACGTATCCGATACTACAATAACGGAGCCGGGGCCGTTTTGGTGGTATGTCCCGACCGGCCAAGCCGTGGTTCAGTGTGCTCCACTACGCTATGCAACGTCCGGCTATGTCTATTCTGCTCCTATCCAACTGCGCTATCCACCGGCAACCATTCAGCCTGGCACGGCGACGGTCTATTATAGTTTGCCGGGTTATGGTTCTGCTTTAGTGACCCCAACGATTTATGATGCAGCCGGCACAGCCCCATTCGTTGCCGACGGCACTGCAGACAGAATACGCGTACGTGTAGACCTTGCGGGCGATGGAAATACGACACCATTCCTTTATGCCGTCCAGGCGCATTTTCCGCAAGTAGTGACAAATACTTATGCCACAAATGTGGATGTCACCGACCATGTGGCGGCTCGCAGTCCGGTTACTTTAGAAGTGCCGGAAAGTCCATCGGATGTCACCCTTCGTGTTACCTTCATGTCCCCCCTCGCACTGGAGAGTTTAGGCTTCTCGAATGCACGTGCGATAGGAAACCGACCGATAGAAGCACGTTTTGGAACGGTAGCCGCATTTGTAGGCCGAACCAATTCACCAGAATGGACAGATAATATTTCGGATAGAACGCGCGACCTAATCATTGAATGCAAAGACCGCTGGAAAGCATTAGAGAACTACCGCTTCAAAGAGCAGATTGTCCTGGACGGCACGGACATTAATGCCGTACTCGGCTTTCTAGCTACTAGTCCTGGCTATCCAACCTCGGCGTTAGACATTGGCCCCATTGACTTCACATTCCCCATCTTGGGGGCCCCGTCCGAGGATGAAAACTGGCTTTTTGTCATCAATCCGGGGGATAGTGCCGCGGAGATACTTCAGCGCATTCATGATGAATATCTGAAGAATGCCTTTATGGGCTGGGTGCCCACACCGAACGGCCCGGTATTTCGTGTGAAACTGCCTGACCAAATGCCGACAGCTGCTTCTGGAACGCTCTATCAAACCACCGCAGCCGTTGGCGGGACAGTCAATTATGTGTACCGAAAATTCAAGGAAACCGTACTGGAGCCGGAAGCGAATGAGATTTACGTCATTGGTATGGATCCCCGGACAGAACTTCCCATCGTCGCCGTTTATCGAGATGTACTTTCCATCGACCCCACTCTAGCACCGAATTTACGCCCACAGAACTGGTTGGGCGAACCGAGAAGATTTGCACTCATTGACCGTTCCTTTCCAGACATTCAAACCGTCAGCTGGGCATTGGGTGTATTGAGAGACCGATTAACACCGGTGCGATTTATGGCGGAATGGGAATGCGAGTTTCAATTTAAGCAAGATGGAAGTCCGTTTTGGCGTGGTGATGTTATTCACTTGGAGAATAAGGGGCGCTATCGGATTAATACCATCAGTGCACGATTTGAGCTAGAAAATCCTAACGTCGTTTGGCGTCCCACAACCTATACCGGGGAGTACATAGGCCCATGAGAGCAGGAACTTCACTACGTTCCATAGAGGTAGCCCATCAGTTACGCATTTTGGAACAGCAGAAGGCCAGTGAGGATGTAGAAGAAGTCCTCATTTTGAATGCACAATCTCAAGTGAACTTATTCACGACACAGTCAGGAACCAATTATCCCATTTTCATTTTGGGATTGGACAATCCGGACGACCCCAACAAACCACGCTGGGTAGCTTAATTCCGCATGGCACAGTACCTGACAGGTAGAGTACGCAATCTGGAGTTTATTGGCTCCATATCAGGCACCGTGCGCGCCTGGTTTGACCCCTCGATTGTCCCTGCTCCGGGCGCCATGTTCCTCAATGATGCCTATTTCCAACTTTTCGGCGGTGGGGACGACCTCACTTCACCACCGTGGAGCGTGGAAGGCAGCGCATGGATTGACCCCGGCCTTATTGGTACTATTTGGGAAGTACGCTGGATAGTAAATTGTCAGATTGGGAACAGTTATGCTTCGGGCACTTGGAGCCATACGTTCAATGTCGGCCCTGGCGGCACGATATGGGAGAAGGATATTACAGGGAACTTCTATGTCAGTGTCCCAGTGCAGGAGTATTTGGATGTGACCTTTGGCGGCCATCCGGGTTATGGCGGTATTGCTGGCACGCTGGACAATCCCCCCGAATCTACGGTGAAGTATATTGAACGTTCCCTACTCAATGGA